TATGGTATTTGGATTAGAAGAAGAATTAAAGGGAATGGGTATTCGGCAATCTGAAACACTAAAGTTTGTATGCGATCCTAACCCGGCAAAAAGCCTATCCTATGTTGGTCAATGCGCTGCAGTCATTGGCAGTGATAGCGGAATTAAGACTATGAGTTCTATGAACCGCATCCCTACCTTTGTATGGCTTGGAGACTATCGAGATGAGCCAAGGGATCAAAACTTTATTGAACCATATATAAAAGACGGCGTAATGAAGGTATTCAGATATAAGGATGTTGACGCTCAATTTGAGCGTGGCATTACAATGACCAAAGAGTTTCTGCAAGAGGTTCTATGAAAAATTATGTTATTTCATTAAAGAAAACTCCAGAAAGACTTCAGCAGTTTAAAGATAGAAATAGCCATTTAAACTTTGAAGTATTTGATGCGGTAGACGGCAGCACAATAGAACAAGTACCAAACTATCGTCCGGGTGCTTTAGGAAACGCTATGTCTCATATTGAGCTGTGGAAGATGTGCGCCGCTGGTAATGAGATGTTTACTATTTGCGAAGATGATGCTTTTTTGCATAAAACACTTGGCCATGTTTTGATGGGTTTAGATAGTAACCATCCATTTGATTTTATCTGTTGGGGATGGAACTTTGATTGCCCAATAACTGTAAGCACATTACCATTTTTGTCACCAATGCAAATTGTATTTAATCAAGAAAGTATGCGGGCAAATAAACAAGGATATTTAAATAATCCCGTCAATTACACATTTATGCGTTTGCATTTATTTAATGGTAGCTTTTGTTATAGCATTACTCCTGCGGGCGCGAAGCAGTTTTTAGATATTTGCTATCCACTTAAAAACTTAGTTACTGTCAATATTCCTAATGGCGGATCTATAACGGTTCAGCCGTCAGGATTAGATATGGCTATGCCAGCTGCCTATGAAAAGACCAAAAGCGTCCTCTGCTTTCCTCCATTAGCCTTAGCAGATAACGATCACTCAACTAGCTTAAACAGAACTGATACTCAAAATGCTTAAATTAAACTTAGGATGTGGTGGAAATATCCTGCCCGGATTTATTAATGTTGGATGGGAAGATGGTCATCCAGATTCTGATATATATTTAAATGTAGATTTAAGTAAAGATTTCCCATTTAAAGATGTTGATGTAATTTATAACTGCCATTTCTTGGAACATTTAAGCTATCAAGATGGAGTTAATTTTTTAAAGAAATCTTGCGCTGCTATGAAGGATGGTGCAATTATGCGCATTCTTGTGCCTGATTTAGAGCTTTGGTGTTCGAAGTATTTACAGCACGATAGAGAGTTTTTAGACGCCTATCGTAATGCATACCTTGGTCAAAATTACCCTACAGATGGTTCTATTTTTATGGGTATGCTACACAATCATGGACACAAAATGGGATGGGACTGGGATACATTGCGATTTATGTTAGATTGGTGCGGGTTTAAAAACATACGCAGAACCAATTATCGCGAAAGTGACTTAGAAGATATTAATGTTCTTGAGCCTGTAAATCCCGGCAGAGAGCTAGAAAGTCTATGCGTTGAATGCTACAAGTAAGTAGCGTGTATATCTTTCCAGCCTAATTTAGCTTCTGCTAAAACATTAAAAAACTGGTCTTTATCGAACCACTCACCTTGCACATCTTCTCCAAATGGGCCTGCAGCGTGAGGCGGAAAATTGGGATAAATATTTTGGACCGTAGACCCATCCACCAACTTAAATTTATTGTAATTTCCTAAGACAATTAGTAAGGCAAATACTTCAATAGTATGAGACTCAGCTGAAATGTATGGCGGTCTAATCCCATTTTCAAACAAATATTTCAAAATAATATGGTCGTAAAATTCCACATCTATTTTGATGTAATGCGGTAATCCATGTTCATTAATTAATTGAACTACATTCTTAGCTGGTAAAGTATTCTTTTGAAATCGACTGTTATCAGTTGCTTTTAAAGTGCTTAAAACAGGGTCATCGCAAAGATAAAAATCAACTTCTGATGCGTTATTTATTGTAACCGCGCAAGCCTCAACAACAAGCTTTCCTGATTCAATCTCTTGTGCAAACCTATTTTTAATCTTATTTGCTAATTGTGGGCTGGCTTCAACAGCAACAACCTTGTCGGCTTTGGTTAAATAGTAAGAGATATCGTCGCCGTTATTGGCGCCAAGGTCATAAATAACTTTCATAACTCATTATAAACAAAAACCCCGCCTTTTGAGCGGGGTTCTTATTGGAGCTTACTAGATTAGTAAGAACCGTATACACCCAATGGATCAGAGTAACCAAAAGAATAACGCTCACGAGACTTGTAACGAACGTTACCAGTATCGAAGTCGCCATCCATAGAATTCTGGAGTGGGGTACGAACGAAGTGTTTCAAACCATTTGGAACATCAGTGGTCAAGAACCATGCGTTGGTAGCGGTCAAGAAGTGGTTAATTGTGTAACCTTCTGGAACGGAACCGTTGTTCTTGATTGCATTGATGTCGTTGTTGTTTGTACCAACGCGCAATTCAGTTTCGAGCAAACGAGTTGCAACGAACTGGAGTGCAGGAGGAACAACCAACTTACGTGGTTTAGCAGCGATCAACAGACCACGCTCATCGGTCCAAGCAGCGATTTGAATAACTGCATTTTCCAATGCGGTTTCGTTCAAGTCAGCAGGAGTAGATGGGGTGTTGCCGTTGGTGCCACCGTTAACCAATGGGTGTGAGGTGCTGAACAATGAAACGCCATCACCACCGGTATAAGCGGAGTTGAAACCGTTATTCAAAATTGCAGCAGCTTTAACCTGTTTGGTGTAAGCCATAGCACGAGCTAGACCTTTGGTGTAGCGAGCTGATAAAGAATCGTAGAGGTTATCTTCGATTGCTTCTTCGGTCAAGCTAAAGCCAAGGGCGATAGTTTCGTGGTTGTAGCGAGCTGTCCATGCTTCTTGCGCATTATCATACGCAATTGCATTGCCTTCAGGCTTAACTGGTGCAGCGCTGAAGCCGGACAATTTTGTTTCTTCTTCGAAGGAACGCTCAGAGGTCTCTGTTTCGTAGATCTCTTTGTGTTCTTCACCATAGCGAGCGTACTCTAATCCGAACAATGCGTTCAATCCGGGGAGCAACTCTTTCAGTAGTTGTGCGCGTGAAATAGCCATTTATAGCTCCTTAATTAAAGCGTTGAAGCGTTAGCTGTAGCATTGTAGTACTCATGGATACCGAAGTTAAACTTAACATAAGCTTCAGGATACTGAGTAAATACGAGCGTAGCAGACGCAGGGATTGTTTGAGTAACAGTGGTTGTACCAGTTGGGCTGGCAACAGTTGCTGGAGCAGCGTTCAATACAACAGTTGTTGAACCTGCAGCAGCAAAAGAAGAAACCCAAGAACCGGAACCAACATACTGACCATTAGAAGCAAGGTAACCAACTTCGGTACCAACTACCAAGTTAGAAGGCAATGCTGAAACAGTCAATGTAGGTGTACCACTACCGCTTGAATAGGTAGCTGTAGTTTGAACAGCAGAGTCGCGCTTCAAATCAACAATACGGAATGGGTATGTTGAAGTGCTTGCAACTGCACTGGCCAAAACGCCGTTATAAGAATCACCAGTGTTTACGTTACCAGCCAAATCGGAACCTTGAATATTCAAGCCGATCATTGCAGTAGCAACAGAACCAATGGCTTGAGCGCCAGCGGTAGCAGCAACAGCAACTTGGAATACGGTATCTGGATCATCGGTAACAACAGCAAATGCATCACCAGCTAAGGTGCCAGCTGGCCAATATTGGCTGTAGCGCTTTTGCTTGGTAACTGGATCTGTGTAGTTACAACCTAAGAAAATACCAACTGAACCCAAAGAACCGGTGGTTGCACCAGCGCCTGTGGTTACAGTCTCACGTGTTACGAAACCACGTGCAATACCTACTACGTCACCGTAAAAAATATTAGTGTTAAAGCCGTACTGGATTGGCAACTGACGTGTCGAACCAGAGAAAACTTGACCACCAATAAGATTTACAGGCTTAAAACCATATGTACTTGGTACGTTTGGATATGCCATTTAAATCTCCTTAATTAATTTTTAGTACCTTTGCTAGTCGTAGACTTACCTTCTTTAAAGATAGGCATACGAGCATCGCTCTGGCGCATTAAATTATTATCTACAGCTTCCGCTTGTTGTCTGGTCATCTCAGCGTAATATGCAGCTTGCTGTTCACCAAACTCCTCAGGGCGTTTGCAGAGTAATAATCCACCAATCTCGATATTGTCTTTAAACTGACCTTCACGAGCGGCTAACAACTTGTACTTCGGCTGCTCTTCCGACATCACTGGTTCCCAGCCTTCTCGCATCTTGGATGAAAGATTGCGTGGGTCAGCTTGGTTGAGCATTGAAACTCGAATCCATCTGTATTCGAATCCAGCCTGTTTGTCAGGTTCTGGTAGTAATTCTGGTGGCGCCCATGATTTTGGACGTTCATCAAATTCACGATTGGTTACTTCTCTAGTTGCTTTAGTCATCTTAATTCTCCAGTTTTAAAAGTTCACGGACATATTGCTCTGGGGTTAATCCCAATTTTTTAGCTAAGGCTACCTGTGTAGTAGTTAGCTTGACCTTTTTAGGGGCCGTCGACCTAGTGGCCGGAGCAACAATAGTTTTGGGCTTTGCTTTAGGCTCGTCCTTTGGCTCTGCTTCTTCTTCCGCTTCTTTCTCAAAAGCTTCTGGAAAACGTTTACGCATTGTTTTGTCCAATTGCGCGTAATACTCTTCAGATCCAATCTTTACTCCTTGACGCTTGAGCTTTTCGTGTAGCCCTAATGCTGATGCGGTCATTTCTTCGTCTTGACCAAACCAAGGATTTTCAGCCTGCCATTCCATAACTCTGTCGTCTGGGCGTGGCGCTACTGGATCATTTTGTTGTATTTTTACATCAAAGTTATCTTCTTGTAAAGTAGGTAGCTTAAAATTCTTTGCTTTGTCCAATTCAAGGCTGGCTTGTACCATCTTTTGTTGGGCTTCTGC